AGGGCACCACGTTACATCCATTGTGGGTGAAGCAATCATGAACAGTCTTGCTGGTGTCGGTACAAAAAACTACCACAATGCACTGCAGGTCTTAAAACAGTTTGATCCAAGCATGTACAAGAGTGACCCAGATCTATTTAAGCAATACAAGAAAGCGTCATCTCCAAAAGGTATGCAACTTAACGAAGGCGAGTTTGACAGCATCGCTTACGTAAATGCTACTACTGGTAAACGCACTTTAGTTTCCTATGAAGCTATTTACTACGCAGCTGAGCGACTAGGTATTTTAACTCGTGGTGGTGCATCAACAGTAGAAGACTTAGACCTAAAGGGCATGGCTGATTTCAGTTCTGGCTTTGTTGGCGCAACCAGCCGCATTAACGGAAAGCTAGCGAACTTTAGCTCGCACCGAGACAACTACTTCCGTATGGCTCACTTTATTAAAGAAATCGAAAAGGGTGGCGTTTACAAGTCCTTTGAAGAAGCTGCAATTGCTGCCGCTAAAGAAGTAACCACTTATCACCCCACAATCGGTGGTCTATCTGCATTCGAGCGTAAGTACATGCGTCGTGCAGTGTTCTTCTACACTTGGCAGCGTATTGCTGCAACTAAGATATTCCAGCTTATGATCGAAAAGCCTGGTGCTGTTATTGTGCCTTCTAAGATTCAATATGCGTTTGCTGAAGCTAATGGTTTCAACCCTGAGTCATTTGGAGACCCTTGGGACCCTAATGGTGTCTACGCTTCTTGGAACACTGGATCTACATTCGGTCCTCAGTTCCAAGGCCCAGCTGGTAAGGGTGACGCATGGGGCTTTGGGCCTGCTGTGCCGCAGCTAGACATCTTAAACAGCCTATTTGGTGGCTATACCGTACAGCCAGGCCAATCAGGCCTAGATGTCCTTACACGGGGCTCACAGAGCCTTGCAGGGCAGAACTTGTCTCCATTACCTAAGTGGTTTGCTGAGCTTACTACGGGTAACAGAGTAGGTATTGGAGGCGACATTAGGAACCCAATAGAGTACGCTATTGACCAAGTTGGTGGTATCAACACGCTATCTAAGGTAACTGGTATCGGTAGAGAGGTAGACCCTGATGCAATCCCTAGCGAAGAGGCTGAAAAGAAGACTAGACTATTAATCAACTGGTTCTTAGGTCAGAAGCTGCAGGATTACTCCACAGACCAAAGCCTAAGACAGTGGGACAGAGATCAAACAGCAATGCTACAGAGATTAACAGGACAGGAATAACAATGAGTTTGAACCCAACATTTGATGACGTACTAGCGCTGACATTTGGCACGCTAGATGCGGTATACGCAATACATGCTCCAGAGAAGCCAGAAGACGATAACGATCCAGGCAACTGTGTTCACTGCGAGGTTGAGTTTCCTTGCGACACTGCAGACACAATCATGAATGGACTAGCTCACATTGCAAACGCAATGACTGCTGTAAAGGAAGCGGAAGCTACAGAAGCTTAATTAGCCGCCGTAGATTTGTGATCTAAGGCCAGAAAAATTACTCTTCTTCTTGCTGCCAGTCTTCTTAGCAACAGCAGCTTTCTTAGCTTCAGCCTTACCCTTCTTAGTGTAAGGGTATTCTTTACCGTTTACGATTGGCATTACTTGCCTGACTTCATTCTCATAAGAGCTTCTTTTTTAGCAGATGCGCTTGATGCAGCAGCTTTTGCAGCAGCTTTTCTTTGAGCAGGAGCCTTAGGTGCAAGCATCTTTGTAATTGGCATTGCCTTAATAGGCATTGGCTTAATAGGCATTGGCTTCTTCATTTAAATTTCCTTATCTAGTGGGGCTTTTTGGAATAGGTGATTTTTTTGCAGCTGCAGCTTTTTTTACCGCTGTAAGTTTTGCACTATTAGGGCTTTTGTTTGGAGCGTTCTTTATTAGCTTTGCAAACATCTTGGAAAGATCGGGCCTGTTGTCCCCCTGCAAAGCCTTCTTAGCTTCCTTAGACTTTTCGTAGTTTTCACGACCTTTTTTGTCGTCGTCATCGCCCATCCACTCGCGCTTAGCCATGATTAGTCTTCTTTGATGTTGTTCAAGGCTAGCGTGGAGTTTCCAACAGCTAGAACAGCAGCGATCACGTTAAGGATCAGCGTGCCTTCTTCAGTGGTAAACAAGCCATAGCCAATTAGTAGTGGAACTAGGGCTACAGAAATGCCGTAGATATACCTGCGTACGTTTGCGTTTAGATTCATGGGATTATTATACCTTACTTATCAGGGCGAATAGGGTGGTGGCAAAGGAGATTATTGCGCCTCCCAGAGCCGTTTTAGCGATTATGTCGATCCACTGCATTTTAGCTATTTCTAGCTCAACACCACGAACGCGGTCAGGAATGTCAGATAGTCCTTTTAGCTCGCTGGCTAATTGGATGAGTAATTTATTCGTTTCCTGCTGTTCCTTGTAAAGATCGTTGATTGTGACTTTTACGTGGGCACCGTGAGTGGTGTCCTCAGGCATTATGCAGTTCCACCGTTTATAGTGATGCCGCTAGTAACTACAGCTTGTACGTTTGGCTTTAGCTCGGTAACAGTAAAGGACTCGTCTAGGATGTCCCAGTTGCCGTTGATGTCTTCAGACCTAAAAGGCTCAGCCGTTCCAGGAACAGGCTTAAATAATCCAAGAATTGGTGTTGATGTAGATGCCATGACTAACCTTCGTTTGTTTGGGTGATCTCGATGGTTGTCTCACTTGGAAGTATACCATCTTCGACTGGTTCAGGTATTACTGCTAGCGGAGAATGTCCCTGTGCTAGCGCTACTAATTCGCGTGCAATATTGCGCTTAGTAATTGGATCTCTAACATGGCGCAAGATAATATCCTGCACGTTCATCAATAGCGATGGTACATCTAGGTTAGCTCTGGCGTTTGGATCAAATCTGCCAGTTAGCTGGTTTAAGAATGTAATAGCCTTCATGTCCCCAGCTTGCACTAACTGCCCTAATGCCTGATCAGCGATCGGGATATACTTCTTGAGGTTTTCTTCGCTCTTGTTGCTAAATGCATCCGCAAAGTGTTTATCGCGCATCCAGCCATCTAACTCAGCCAAGCTGATCTTCATCTGCTTAGCAAGCGCCTGTGGTGTTTTCAGGTTCAGCGGGTTCAAATATGCTTGCAAGTAAGTCTCTTGCCGTAGCGTTAGGTTTGGATTCGCAACGGTCTTGATGCCACGTGACTCAAGCGCCTTTTGAAACTTTGTAGTAGACCAAACCGTTTCAACTTTATCTTCATCAAGATCGGGGTCTTGGTCTATTACGGTCTGCATCTCTACAAAGAAACCACGGCGATCTGCAGCCATTGCAGCTGCTAGAACCTTCTCAAATAGTGCTTGCTCCTTGGTTGGCTTAGAACTGTAAAGTTTCGTCTCAAACTTCGACAGATCCAAGCCAACCTCGGAAATCTCTTCGTTACTCACTAGGCCAGTCCTTATCTAGAACCATCAAAGCGATAATGCTGTAATTAGCAAGATCGATAAAACTATCACGAAGACTCTCATTTTCAGGTGTCGCTCCATTATCGTATAGGTGGTTAATTCGGGCTAGTTTGTCATGCATCCGCACTCGCAATCCGTTGATAGGGCCTCCTGGGCTTTGCGAAATGTTCTTCGGTCCGTAGTCTTTGTGTTTCTTTAGTAGTAGACCTTGTGCCTCTACAAATCTATTTTCTACTGCTTCGCTAAATTCACTCATGAGGTGCCAACTTCTCCAGTTCTAGTATGTAATCAGTGGTCATTCCGTAAGCTCCAAATGCCTTTAATAGCTTAGCTGATAGCACTTCAGGCATTCCTCGCTTGTAATCTCCTGCTTCATAGCGGGATACCACGGCAGCATTTAGCCTAAGCATCGATGCTAGCGCGGTAGGACTTGGTGCGATCTCTTTGCGCCATTGCATGAATGATCGGTAATACTGGCTCAGCACGTACGGCGGGATAGCCATCAGGTTTGCCACGGCTGGTTTGACATCAGGAGTCTCTGACTTTTCTAGCCAAGTTCTGATTACGTTCTGAAGTTCTAATACGGGTGTGTTAGTTGCTGCAGCAAGCACTGCCAGCACGGCCTCAGATGGTTGCTTAGTGCGTCCATCTTCTATGGCTGTTATGGCTGAG